CACTAACTTCCATAGATGGAAATTTTTTTCTAATAACTAGAGCAGACAGCCAACCTGCAACGCCGCCGCCAAGTATAACAATCTTAGAGGTTGATTGTGGTTTCAAGATATCTCTCCTTTAGTACGTTTAGTGCTTCTCTATGGGTATAAATTTTACCTTCATCAGAACGGGTATTAGTACCCTCATGGATAACTCTTGTAACCTGTTCGTTGTGTATACTAGCAAAGTTCTTTTCCCAGAAAGATTTAACAGAGTCATAGTCAAACATATGTAATCCGTGCATAACTTGTAACCAATTAAAAAAACTAAACATTAATTGATGCTCTGAAAAATAGCTTGGACTTACAAATGCTTTCTTGAATGTATCGAGAGTATCTTTATTAAAATCAGTTAGTTCAATATTTTGATTACACCACTTCCAAAACTCAGTGTCGTTTCTTTTAGTAACATAGTGAATTTGAATAAAATCAATAATATTAGTAGCAACTTTATTCATCCTCTCGTTAAATGTTTTTACTAATGCACTAGATGAATCTTTTCGATAGTATGCAAGTGAGCCTAACAATAAAAACGTTTGCTGAATAGTTGATCCAATTGAACTTGCTTCTAATGGTTCTACAAACATTCCACTAAGACCTAATGACATACAGTTTTTAGTCCAAAATTCATTAACATACCCAGCACTAAACTTTACACGTTTTCCTATTTGTAAATCTTTGATACCTAAATGTTTTTCATAATACTGCGATACTTCGTCATACGCTTGTGTTTCATTAATAAAATTATCACTAAACACATAGCCGTTACCATATCTGTCTTGTGTAGGAATTCTCCAACACCACCCACTGCTTAATGCAGTTGCTTCTGTCCAAGAAGGAATGTCTTCAGTTCTAGCTGTTGGAAATGCAATAGCACTATTCATAGGAAGTTGATGAGAACAGTCTATCCATTTTTGTCCTAGTTTACTTGATATTACTCTATTGAATCCACTACAGTCAATAAAGAACTCACTAGCATGTTTTGTACCTTGTTCATCGACTAGCTCTTTAACGTTACCTGTATCATCTAAAATTACATCTTGTATGTCAACATCTAAAACTTTAATATCTCGATTTTTACATTCTTTAACAAGAAACTCATTTAACTTGTGTGTATCAAAATGATATTGTGCTACTGTATCGTGTAGTGGTTCAGCATGTGAACTATCTCGTGTGTTACGTTTCCATGCAGTGTCTAAAGGATCCCACTGTTCAGCAATCATTCTCATGAATGTTATTGGCATTTCATTTTTTGGATCTAATGATCCGTATGCGTCTGTTAAACTATGATAATAATGTTTTCCATCACCATTCCAGTTAGTAAACTTAATACCAACTTTAAATGTAGCACCTGCTTCTCTTACAAGTGTCGGTACATCAATACCAGAATGCTTTAAAAAACTTAGCCAGTGTTCGGTTGATCCTTCACCTACACCAATAATTCCAATTTTAGATGAACGCAATAGTGTAAGATCAATATGTGGAAAAGATTTTTTAATCATAATCGCAGAAACTAATCCGCTTGTTCCGCCTCCTAATATTGTTAGAGATTGTATCATCATAGCGAGTAAGATATTCCTTTCAACATGTTTACTGCTTCTCTACATTTTACAAAATCTTTAGTAGGTCTTTGCGGCAATGAAGATAGTTGTGCTGTGTCTTCAGCACGATGCTTACTGTAACGCTCGTTGTATAATTTTTTAATACTAGGAATGTCAAACATACGTAATCCATGCATAACTTGTATCCAATTCAGATTATCGTAAATTCTAAAACTTCCATGCGATCCATCTTCGGGTAATAATATTTGATTTACAAATTGTTTTTTAAAATTTTCTATATTCTGTTTGTTAAAGGGTGTAATTTCTATTTCATTTTTACACCAGCGCCAAAACTTTGAATCTTCTCTTTGTGTAAAGTAATGCAATTGAATAAAGTCTAGCACATTGCTTAAACAATCATCAAATATTCTATTGTATTCGTTTATAGTTGCTTGATCACTACGTTCCCAAGATGCTAGTGAGGCAACTAATGCTCTTGATTGCTGTATGGTTGTTGAAATACTACTTGCTTCTAAAGGCTCTACAAAGTTACTGCTAAGTCCAATGCTTACACAGTTCTTAATCCAGAACTTATTAACTTTACCTGAAACAAAATTAATTTTTCTACCTATATTAATTGTGTCTGAAAACAATGATTGTATTTCCGCTACGGCTTCGTCTTCAGAAATAAATTGATCACTAAACACATATCCATTACCAAAACGTTCTTGCACAGGACTACGCCAATGCCAGCCAGCACTCAATGCTTTAGAAAGTGTGTAAGGTGGTATATCTTCTTGACGTGGTGTTTGAAAAGCAATAGCACTATTCATAGGTAAAAATGATGACCAGTCGACCCACTCAGCACCTAGTTTACTGGCAATAACTCTTTTAAATCCACTACTGTCAATAAAGAAGTCTGCGTTATGTGTTCGTCTTTCTACATCAACTACAGATTCTACAAAGCCTCCGTCGCCAATGTTAACATCTACAACTTCTGTAGTTATAACATTAATGCCTGCTTCGATACATCTTTTTTCTAAAAATGCATTTAGTTTTTCGCTATCAAAATGAAACTGATAGTAATCTTCAAATGGTGGACTTACCCATCCTTGCATAGGTAAATCCCAATGCAACGATTCAGAGTCAACACCTTCTGAAATTAATCTCATCAGCGTATGTGCATCGCCTGTGTATGCATCCGCGTATACATATGGTTCTGCTAAACTGTGATAGTAACTAGTTTTGTCACCATGCCAATCCTCGAACTTAATACCAATCTTAATAGTTGCACCACATTCTTTTACAAGATCAGTTAGTGTAATACCAACTGCCTCAGCGAATCTTTTCCAGTGTTCAGTACTACCTTCTCCAACTCCAATGGTTCCAATTTTATCAGATTTAATAAGTGTAATATCTAAGTTATCAATAGACTTTTTGTGATAAAGCGCAGTCATAAGTCCAGCGTTACCCCCACCTAATACTAGTAAACTTTTTATCATAACCCTTTTTCCTTATTATGAATTTCTATATTTGCAACAGAGTCTGTTGCAAGATTGTAATTAATTGCTCCTGTGGGCATTACATTAAAACTAATAATATATCTATCTTTGTTTCCAAAATGCGGTGTTGCACTATGAAACAGCCAACTAGGAAATAATATTAATTTGCCAGGATCTGCTTCTACAAACTGATGTGGAGCGTATTCGTGTCTTAATACTTCTAGCTGTGCTTCAGTTCTATGTTTAACTGGATCTTCAAATACTGTAGGACTACCGTCAGTTACATAATACACACCACTAAGAAAACTCATTGAATGCCTGTGATAATGTAATCTCATTCCGTCTCGTGGTAACGCTCTATTAAACCAACTGCTGGTAATTGCAAATCCTTCGCAATCATATTTTTGATAAATTCTAACTTCTTCAATACATTTATTAATCCAAGAAAATAAAGGTTGTAATTCTTCTTTGTCGTGTAAGTTTCTCATTGAACTTATTGTTTCGCCAGACTTAACAGTCTCTGCGTATTTTTCAAGTTCGGGGATTAATTGTTTGTTGTCAATCTCGGTATTGTGAAATTCAAACAGATCCGTTGGAAATGTAGGAATAACTTTCATTAAAACTCAACCCAGCCTGTTAAAAGATATTTTTCACCACTCAATGGAGGATTGCCTCTGTGGGCATGGGTGTAACCCGCAGGCCAAACAACAAGTGTACCTTCTGTAGCGGCAATACGCTTCTTCTGGTATAACCATTCTGTTTCACCACCTTCGTCGACTGTGTTAAGATACAATCCCCACGCTGCAATTCTACCTGACCTTTCTTTTGTATCTGATTCAAAATGCCAAGTATGATATCCTTCTCCGGGAACGGTCTTTTGAAGTTTCATAAAGTAAACTCTGCTATCGCCGCACTCACCTAACACACTATATTGTGCAGTATATTGCTTCCAGCAATCAATAAACCTAGTCATAAAAGTATGTACAGCAGGATTGTCTGTTGACATATTTAATGCAGGTTGCTCAAGAAGAAATGCAGCATGATCTGCTTTATTATGTGCTGAATTGTCTCCTAGTGTTTGACGACTAGCTGTTAAGTGCAAGTCGTTCAATTTTTCGTAGTATTCAATAAGTTCTGCACATTCTTCGGGTCTCATAACGCCGGTCCATGTTGCAATATCGTTCTCTATAATCATATTACTATTTATGGCCAGATTATTAATGACATGAATAGTCTGAAAGCAGATAAATACTTTACAACAACAGTGGATGAACTCATAATATGGCAAATTTACCTATCATTAATAACCTTCGTGTAGTACCAAGAGATGCAGAATTTCTGGATAGAAAGACTGGTGCACGTGGAGAAATATTCTATGATAAAGACAACAATACCATTAGGCTATATGACAGTAATGTTGTAGGTGGTTTACCATTAGCAAGAGGTGATTTAACCAATGTTACTAACGCTATATTTGCTGCAAAAGCAACAGCAGCTGGCGTAGGTGGCGGCAGTGGCAGCGGCAGTATTGAAGTAAGTCAAACAGCACCTAGCACACCAACAGAAGGTACAATTTGGTTTAACAGCAGCAATGGTACACTGTATGTCTATATCAATGATGGAGATAGCAACCAATGGGTACAACCGGTATTAGGTTATCCTGCTATCCCAGATAATTTACAAGATTTAACAAACGTAACTATTACAACACCAAGTGCTGATCAAGTATTAAAATGGAATGGTGCAGCATGGATTAATGCAGCAGCACCAGCAGCCGGCTTAGATCAATCAGCAGTTAGGTCAAGTATATCAGTTGGTACAGAAGGAACTGCGGCAGGCGATGGAGCAGTTAGTTACGATAATACTACAGGTGTGTTTACATATGCACCTCCGTTATTAAACAGTTTAACAGTTAGTGGCACTTTAGATATGGGTAGTAATGATATTACTACAACAGGCAAAGTTTACTTCGCAAATGTATTTGCAACAGAAGGAGACTTACCTAGTGCTACAACGTATCATGGAATGTTTGCACATGTTCATGCTACAGGTGCTGGATACTTTGCTCATGCAGGCGCATGGACAAAACTAGCAAACAATGCAACAACACTTGCTGGTTACGGCATTACAGATGCTGCAACATCAGCTCAAGGTACTAAAGCAGATAGTGCATTACAAGATTTAACAGCAACTTCTATTACAACACTTTCAGATGTATCAGGAAGTGCACCAAGTACTAACCAAGTACTTAAATGGGACGGAGCGCAATGGTCACCTGCATCAGACGCAATTGGTAGTGGTGCTGTAACTGCAACTATTGCCGGTGCAACACAAGCAAACCCGGTATCAATTAGTACAAGTTCTGCACACGGTTTCTATGAAGGACAACCTGTAACAATTACAGGTGTTAACGGAATGGTACAACTTAACGGTAATGAATACTATGCAAACGTTATCGATACACTAACATTTACTTTATATTCTAATTCTGCTTTATCAACAACAGTAAACGGTACAGGATTTGATGCTTGGGTTTCAGGTGGTACAGCAACAGGTGGTGCAACAGCAGCTGAAGTTGGTAACTTTGTATTCACAGGTTCAAACATTGATACTAGCGATAGTTCAGGATTAAACTTTACTCCAGGTGTTTTAATGCAAAGTGATCTAACAGTTGAAAACGATTTAACTGTAAACAATTTACTTACAGCAGCACAGTTTTCAGTAACAGATTTTACAACAACAAATCACACAACAACTAACTTAACTGTTAGTGATACACTATCAGTAAAAACTATCGCTCAAACCGATACTGGCACGCCACAAATTACAAGTAGTTCAACCATAGTTTTAAACTCACAAGACGGTGTAAGAGTTACTGGTGCTCCATTTAGACTTCCTAGCTTTACAACAACACAGAAAAATGCACTTTCTCCAGGTAATGGAGATATGTTGTACGACTCTACGTTAAACAAAGCACAGGTATATGAAAATGGTGCATGGGCGAGCTTAGTATAGGTATATAGCATGGCTGAAAAAGAATATATTGTTACAGTAAAAGCCGGTATTGATCTTAATGCATTTGATGCAGAAATGGTTGCAGCATTTGGTGATGAAACTATTCCAAGCAGAAGTGTTGAAATTGCAAATGCCCGTAAAGCTTCACGAAGAAACACACATTACTACTTGTCAGATGATGAAGCAACTACACTTGCTAACGACAGCAGAGTAATAGCAGTTGAGATTCCACCAGACCAAAGAGATGATATTGAGATTGGATTTAAAGCAAGACAGTCAGGAACATTCTATAGAGGTTCAGGTAGTACAGGTAACATTGACAACTGGGGACTTAAACGTTGTCAGAGCTTAACAGAAAATTATGGTAATGGTAGCACACCTTCCGGCGAACAGACAGTTACACAAATAACAGATGACTATTTGTATCCATTGGATGGTACAGGTGTTGATGTTGTTATTCAAGATAGCGGAATAGAAGCCAACCATCCAGAATGGCAAGATGCCAGCGGTGCTTCTAGATTAGTTGAGCTAGATTGGTATAATGGATTTAGCGGTGGAGGCTCAATGCCTGCAGGTCATTACACAGACTATCATGGCCACGGAACACACTGCACAGGTACAGTTGCAGGTAAAACATTTGGTTGGGCAAAGAATGCAAAAATATATGCAGTAAAGATGCTTCCAGGAACAACAGATCCTAATGGCGGTATTCCTATTTCAGATTGTTTTGATGTTATTAGAGAATGGCACAATAACAAACCAGTTACAAGCACAGGATATAAAAGACCAACCATTGTTAACATGAGTTGGGGGTATGGAACTAATATTCCTGCTGCAACAACTCCAATAGGTGGAAGTTACAGAGGATCTAATTGGTTTTGGGGAACAACATATAGCACTGTTGCTACCCTATGGGCAAACACAGGTGTCGTACCTTACGTAGGATCAAGATGGAAGATACCTGTACAGGTTGCATCAGTTGATGCTGATGTAGAAGAACTTATTAACGCAGGAGTACATGTTTGTATTGCAGCAGGAAATGATTACTACAAAGTTACAACTTCAGGAGAAATTGATTATAACAACACAGTTTCGTGGACTAGTTACGGAACACAATATTATCATAGACCTCCTTCACCATATGCAACAGGAGCATTTAACGTAGGAAACATTGACAGTAGAATTCTTAACGATCAAGATGTAACTAAGCCAGACAGCATGAAAGGTCCAGCAGTAACAATATGGGCACCTGGTACAAATATTATTAGTGCATGTTCGAATATATCAGAAATAGGTGGCCCAGCACCATATAAATTAGATCCTACATTTGGACAGCAATCTATTAGTGGTACAAGTATGGCATGTCCGCAGGTGTGTGGTGTAGGAGCATTACATTTACAAGCAAAGCCTGAACTAACACCAGCACAACTAAAGCAAGAAATAGAAGCAAATTCACCACAAGCAATGTATACAACAGGATCTGTAAATGATTATAATGCATATACTACTAGCATTATGGGGTCTGAAGGTAGGATATTATACAACAAATACAAGACAGATGAGTCACACAAGATTGAAGGCAGTATTACTATCACAAATCTGGGTATAGCATAAATACAGTAGAGGAACAAATATTATGGCACTAGCATTTCCAAACAGTCCTTTAGTAGGAGATCAATATACAAGCGGTGGCGTTACATGGCAATGGAACGGTACGACTTGGGATATCGTTATCTCTGGTGGAGGCGGTGGAGGAGGCGGTTCAAGCCTATCATTTGCTACTATAGCAGTTTCA